ACTCATGGCGGATTGAATTTCGATGAACTTCTTTCCAGATTGCCGCGATACGATGTTCTGAAACCGATAGGAGACCCCTACCCCTCTGAACATCGTGTCGGTCACAATTCGCCCGATCACTCTGAAGTCACGGTTGATGAGCTGATATCGCGCCGTGTTTGCAGCCTTCGAGTTGTGACCAGGCTTGATGTCGGGCATCAGAATATGACGCTCCTTCAAAAGACCTTTAGGCACTGTCAAAACACACACGCCGATGGTTTCGCCATGCAGCGTCAGCTTGTAGTAATTGGGCCCAATAGGCGTACCTTCGGTTTTGTAATGAAGGTGATGCATCTTGTCCCAGTCCTCTTTGGTCCCCGGCTCTACAAACATCTCCTTCAGCAGTGGATATTCAGACTTTGCGTCTGGGATATAGTCAACACTGACTGCACTATCATCAAAAATCATCGTGAGACCCTCTGAGCGCGTCTCTGATGCGCAACTCTGACTTTCTGTAGGGGTTTTGCGCTGCGAGCGCGTACAACGTCTCTAAGACGCTCTTTTTTGCTCTTCGCCCAAGCTTGCTCAGCAAGCACAAACTCCCAGTTGAAAATGAAATACAGTTGGGCAAGTTCAATCATTGTCAGGATACTCCACTTTGATGCGTTCACGGTAATGCTTGGTGACGATCACGTCGGGCCCCAGCTCATCGACCATGTCGGTATGAGTTGTGGCAACGATTAGAGTTGCGCCAAATTTGCGAGCAGTTCGTGCCATATTGTACGCGATGCCTTTGGCTGTATTGCGGTCAAGCACGGCTCCAAACTCGTCAGCGACCCAGACCTTTGTGCCCTTCTCGATGAGTTTGGCCAACTTGACGCGATACCTTTGACCGTCAGACAGCTCTGAAGGTTTTCGCACATAGAGGAATGCATCTGAGACGCCAGCCTTTGCCAGAAAGTTCAATCCATCCGAGAATGTCTTTCCGATCTGGTCAATGACGGGAACCTCCAGCAGCTCAACATCATCAAGACGGTCCACTGTGGTCTGCTCTTCGAGCTGTTTGGCGAGATCCTTAAGAAGAAGAGACTTGCCTGAACCTGACTGACCGGTGATGTAAACAACATCACCTTGCTTCACGTCTAGCTCCAGATTGTCATAAATGACGAATTCAGCGTCAGAAAGACCGATGCCGAAGGCTTCAGCCACCTCTAAAACCCTGGGTGTCTTGTCCACTCTCGTCTTAAAGCGGATATCAAACTTGTATTTGGACATTTCGGCCTCTTTGTTAAGGCCGACACGTTGTCCTGTTGTTACTCGTACTCTTCGATGTCTCTGAGACGCTTATCCACAATTGACTGCTTCACAAACTCCAAAGACCCAACTGTTCTGGCTACATCAATCAGGCAGCTTCCACTTTGAAAGACGATGTCCTGTGTTGGATTTTCACACATTCCGATCATCACGATGCCTCTGATGTCAAAAGACATAATGCGGCCGCGTACACCTTCGATGAATTCGAGCATCTCATCTCGACCATCAATAAGGATCTCGTCTTCTTTTTCCTTGCCGAAGGTTTCAGGTTTCGTAAAATCTGGAAACATCTTTACGATGTTGTCTTCCTTCTCATCGCTCATGCCATCACACCCTCAACCCATTTAACCAGGGCTTTTGAAGGGTCTTCTTCAGAACCTTCAGCCATAACTTCAGCCATAAAGTCCTTTAGAATTCGCGCTTGCACCGGTGTTACGGTCGAGAACCCAAAGACTTTGCGCAAAGGCAGATCGCCCGCTTCAATCTCAATCAAAAGCTCCTCAGTCTCTTCGCTCATCTTCTTAGAAGAGCCGAGGATGTCATCTGTCAGACTTGTTTCATCCATCAGATTATCAGGAGAGGTGGACATATCTATGAGCTTGCCAAGGTCGTCATCCAAGATCATGTTGTCGATATCAAAATCTTCACCAACAAGAACCTTCAGGTTTCCGATTTCGATTGAAAGCTTGTCGTTGTCCATGTTCTGATTGGACATCAGGTTGTCTGCGATGCGAGCCTCGATGGCTACAGCACGGCTGACGGGCACTTGAATGACCTTGATCTTTTCCCAGCCCAGATGCTTCGCAGCCATCCAGCGGCCATGACCTGCAATGATCTCGCCGTCTTTGTCAACAATCACGGGTTGGATTTGACCCACGCTCGCAAGAGACTTTGCCAGTCTTTGCGTAGACTCCTCAGAGTGCTTTTTGTGGTTGTTCTCGGCTGGCGTTAGGCGATCCAAAGACCAGGCTTGAATCTTTGTATCTTCCATCGTGATTTTGCGAACTTCCTCAGACATTGGAATACTCCTGTGCAAGCCAGACAAGAGCATCTCCAGCATTGGTTAAACTGTCAGCCTCATCAAAGCTTTGATCGGACATGATCTTCTCAATAAGGTCTGTGATGGCGTCAGCGTCTTTAACGGGCACCTTAAAGCGCATAATCTGATGCGTTTTGGTTGGCTTCGCAGGCTGGTCATCGATCTCCGTATCTTCAGGCTCATCTGTCAGAAGATTTTCGATCTCATCATCATCGATGTTGGTTGAAAGCGCTGCGATCTCGCCTTCACCGAAAGGTAGAAACTCAGACATCAACTGAATGCCGCCAAGCTCGCTCAGAAGCTCGGACAGTTCATACGCATCATCCTCGCCGTATCTGGCGTTATCGATCAAACCGATCTCTTTGGCTTTTTCGTCGGACACATTGTAAAGGACAGCGACCGGAACGGTATAACCAAGTTCTCTCGCAGCCAAGACGCGATGCTCACCGCCTAGAATTTGGAGATCACCATCGAGATCACGACAGACAACTGGTTTTACGAAGCCGTGACGCTTGAGAGAAGCGACCAGTTTCTCCATGGCTTCAGGAGGAACGCTGTTTGTATTCCAGGGATTTGGCAGAAGATCGTTTGGATCAACTTCTTTAAGTTCCATAATGCTCTTTCTTATAGACGGTAACTAAGTCTTGACTTATACTATACTTATAAAACAGCTTTAAAACAAGGCATTCATGACTCAGACCATTACAATCGTAGCTAATGTCATCAAGGCGAAACTTATCAACGCCGATGACGCAGCAAAGCTCATCGCGTCGGATGTGCTGTCTTATTATGTCAACGGCTACGATATGATGGACAGCTATCGGTCAGGTTCTTGGGACGGGCGGTCTACTTTCTTTGATTACGCCTATCAAACATTCCCCGCTGGGTTTGTTTCAACAATGGCCAGTAAACTCACAGCCAAAGGCTACCGAGTGATCGTGCGCAAGAAGTCCGCGCCCCCTCCTCTTGGGCCCGACGTTGATGAAGCATACCGACTGGTCAATCAGTTTGGCGTTGATCCGCGTTATGATTATCAGCCTGAAACTGTGAAGCGCTTGGTCAAGTACGGTCAGATGATTGCACAGATCGCAACAGGTGGCGGCAAGTCCATGGTCGCCTGTACTGCTGTGAAAGCCATCATGCGTCCAACTCTGTTTATCACGACACGTCAGGCACTGATGTATCAAATGAAAGCGGGTTTTGAAGAGGCAGGGTTCAAGGTTGGCGTGATGGGTGACGGTGAATGGTCGCCTAAAAAGGGCGTCAATGTAGCGACCATCCAAACCATCGCATCGCGTCTCAACAACCCAAAGCATGAACTTGCGACCAGACGACTGCTGCAACTGATTGAGTTTGCTATTCTGGAGGAAGCTCACGAAGCATCTTCGGATACATACTTCGACGTGATGAACGCTCTGCCTAATGCACATTACAGAATGTCGCTGACAGCAACGCCGTTCATGCGGGCCGAGGCCGAAGATAACATGCGTCTGATGGCTGTCTCAGGTCAGGTGGCAATCAAGGTCTCTGAGAAGATGCTGATCGACAGAGGTGTGCTTGCAAAGCCCTACTTCAAATACGCCAAGACAACGATGCCAGAAGAAATGCTCAAAAGCTCGGGTTGGCAGAAAGCTTATGATTTAGGCATTGTCAAAAACAAGGTCAGAAATTCATCAATCGTAGAAGAGTCGGTCAGAGCAGTAAGCTGCGGTCTTCCGGTCATGGTCTTGGTGCAAAGAAAGAACCACGGTGCAGAGCTAAAGCAGATGCTTCAAGCAAAAGGACTACGCACCGACTTCATATACGGCGCTCACGATCAAGACAGGCGTCAGCGGGCTCTTGATAAACTCAAGGACGGTACGCTGAACGTTTTGATCGGGTCAACGATCTTAGATGTCGGCGTAGATGTACCTGCTGTCGGACTCGTCGTTCTTGCTGGTGGTGGCAAGGCTGAGATCGCCTTGCGTCAGCGCATCGGTCGAGGCTTACGTGCAAAGAAGAACGGCCCGAACGTTTGCATGGTTCTCGATTTCGTAGACAGCAAAAGCAAGCACCTCATAAAGCATTACAAGACACGCAGACAGATCATTGAGGGTACGCCAGGTTTTTCCGAGAACATTCTCAAGCCTGGAAAAGACTTTCCATACAAAGAGTTAGGCTTCTTGTCCAAGTAGAGAAGGCTGTCGAGAGCTTGATATACTACTTACACGAGAAGTCAGTCACAAATTACTCAACAGGTGCATATTGATAAACTCCAACAAGCCGCTGTTCGTCGCTCTGAACGGACAACCAAAAAGCGGAAAAAGTACAGTTCAGAGAATTCTCAAAAAACACTTCAACATCATGCCCATCGATGACGGTGCAGTTCTAAGACAGCACTGCCAGGAGCTTTTTAACCTCACAAAGCATGATGTCGAAAGCCAAGAAGGCAAGGCAAGCTACACTGAAATTCAGGGAGTGGCTTGGGAAAATCGAAAGATTTTAGGTGAGTACGGCAACCTGCTGGAGAAGACTTTCGGGCAATTTACGGTTCCAGAGTGGGCTGTGCGACAAGCTAAAGCGGACTGGGAGAATTGGGAGAACTCTCTCGACCGACCGCTAGGGTACTCTTTCGGCTCATGCCGCCGAGGTCAGGGCGAATATTATCAAAAAGAGGGTGGGATTGTGATTGAAATAGTTCGTTCGCATGTTGAAACAAGTGAAAATATATGGGATATGTATGATCAGCGTTGGGTTACATGTTCGTTTACAAACGACTTTACCAGCCTGAACGATCTCGAAACAAATTTTGTAACTTTTTTCAGCGCCTTGACTCTGGAAGAGAAACTCAGAAAAGTGGGATAAATGCCAGTACATTGCCTTGATAAAATGAGATCAGAAATTATGGAAACGTCTCTTGTCACAAGCGACGACCTTTCAGTGGCTGCTATGTCTCAGATGAAATCCAATCGCTTTCAATGCGGGGCTTTCGACTACTCTAACGCGCAACATGCGCTGATTGCTTCCTACATTGCGGAAGACCTGTATGGGTGCGAAAGGGCACAAGCTGTGATGGCTTCTTACATTGCGGAGTGTTACTATAAAAAGTATCCCAAAGTCTTCCCACACGCACTAAAGTACGCGTTTCTGGCTTTTGGTGTCGACCTAAAACACATCAATTGTTCAGAGGTTCAAAAGGTCATGAATCTGACCGATGCTGTCGCAAGACGCGATCTGTGCATGGATTTTGAGAGCGTCGAAGAGATTGAAGGGTTCAACGCCAAAGATGTGATCATTAAAGAAATGGAAGCGGGTCACGCCTATACATTGCTACTACTTCGGTACAAGGAGTTTTTGCCTGGCTACTTTAGAGGGTTAAAGGCATACGACAAAGCAATCGCAAACAATCTTTTTGGCGAATGTTCTATGTTTGGAAACAACGAAGATTGTTTGCTTGAAGCTTAAGAGGGTCTTTGATCCTTGAAGCCGCCAAGCATGTCGATGAACATCAAGCCACCTATTCCGGTGGTTGAAGCGTAGTAGAGCAAAACACGGCGTTCCATTTCGTTTCTGGGACGCCGTTTTGTTATGCTGCGAAGAAGTCTCTGGCGATCCTCTATGTCGTCCAGGATCTTAAGGCATCTGCCGATCATAGTTGTAGGAACCAAATCAGGTGAAATCTTGCACAGTCTGGTGATGGT